ATCTAATGCTTCTACAATTGGAGTTAATACATCCAACCTACCTGCATTGTTTAAGTTACAATCGTGGTTTCCAGCGATTAATATAGTAGGACATAATTCACAACACTTCTTAAGAAAATAATTAATTTCATTAAGAAGCTCCGGTGACATTTCTAATTTTGCGTGAGCTAAGTCTCCCGCTAAATAAATAAGGGAATCTTCCGTTCCCCTTAATTTTATATCATTAAACAATCTGTCAAATACCTCTCTATATTCCTGGTGTCTTTTTAGATTTCTAATGTGAATGTCTGCAATGTGATAAATCCTTTTTAATTTATTCATTTATATTTTATTTGATAAATTCTATTTTATTACTGAACTACTATTAATTGTCAATAGTTTTTCTCTTAATACGCTTTCCCAACTTAAAGTTACGGAATTTTTCTGATATTTCAAAATATTTTGGAAGGTATTTTCCCCTGCATCTTTACCATCTAACTTAATGTTCCTCACCGACTTTACATATGGTTTTATTTTGTTATATAATACCATTGCATCCTCTTGTGCATCGGAATCTAAACAAATATAAACATCTGGATTAGTGTTTTTTATAGCACCCATTAATGTTTTTTGTACAAATTTACCTAATAATGGAATAGAATTTCTTTTTAAAGCAATTGCATCAAATACACCTTCACATAAAGTAATAGGTTGTTTCCAATCAATTTGATTAGAAAATACTATAACATCTTTAGATACAGGTGGATTTTTATATTTTTGTTTTTCTTCAGTAAAGATACTTCTTGCTATAAAATAATTTAATTGATTTTTACTATCGTATGATGGAACTATAATTCTACCACCATATAATCCTTTTGGACAAAATCCTATGTTATATTTAATAATATGTTTTTTAGTAATACCTCTTTGTTTAAGATATGATATTGCATTTCTTTCTAATGGATTTGTAATACTATTTGATAATTCTAATGCAGATTTAAATTCAGCTGGTAAAAATAATTGTGATTTGTTTTCATCATCTTCTTCTGCAATTTCTGCTGTTATTTTATCTAACAATTCTTTAATAGAACAACCCCAATCATCTTTAAGTTTTTTTCGGACTTCTTCACTCATTCCACATCTACCAATCAAATCACTTAGGTCAAAATCACTCATTCCAATTCTCTTACCTAAGTACATAAGATTACCACCTGCATTACAAGTCCAACAATGAAACTTAAAAGTCTTATCGTTTATTTGTAATTTTGGTTTAGCGTGATGACAAAAAGGACAATGATATGCATACTCATTTTTCTTTAGAGCTTTGCTAGGTCCTATGTATTTATCAAAAAGTTGTATTATCTCCATATACCAAAGATATGGAAAATAGTTTAAATTACCAAATTATTCTGAGAACCATTCTTCCGGTATTACCTTATCAGCATACTTAAATCCATGTTTATCACACCAATCTGCGTAGGTAGTTTTGGATTTTTTGTTGATTTTGTTCTTTGAATTGGTAAATACAAAACGAATATCTAATGTAGGATTTTGTTCTTTAACTAATAGATGTTTCTTTCTATCAGCTAATACAAATCTACCTTTTGTTTCTACTCTAATATCATTAGGTAATTTAAAATCAGGACTATATGTGTGAGGTGAGGAAGGTATAATATAATTAACCTTTTCAGTTTCGTATTCTACTTTGATTCCTTTACTTTCTATTTGTTGGGAAACGGTATCTTCTAATCCACTTTTATAACCATTCTTCTTTGCTACCCAACCTGTTTTTGTAACTTTTTTTGCCATTTATTATTTTCTAGGAACAACATCTTCGTAAGTTTTCTTTGGAGTATATGGAGCAGTTGTACTACCATTTAAATCCTTTTTATCCAAATATTCAGGTGTTAAATTGAATTCAGATACATCCCCTTGTTTTTCATTAGCTCTAAATCCTGCTGTTTTAGCATTGTTATCAATTTTAGCTGCTATTCCACTTTTATTGTATGTGTCTATTATTGCCATTGTGTTTTGTTTAATATAAATATATGTTAACTATCAAATCGTACTAAAAAGTTTACAGGAAGGTCTGGCATTGATTTTACAGGTTTTGCTAATTTAGCTACTGCTACCATATCCATATTATCATCATATAAACCAATTGTTGTTATATAAGGTGCTAAATAAGAACCAATAGGGTCAATAGATGAACTATATTCATATACATCAAATCCACTTGCACTAATACCATTATGTGCTGATACATATGGATTATTTAATGTAGTTCTTTGGTATTTATCACTATTTTGATATTTGATATTACCTTCATATGTTGTACTAATTGAACCGGTGGTAAGATTAATTTCACTATATGCTGTTGGGTTAGTTGATACATTGAATTCATCTTCACCAACTACTAATAGATACTCATTTTCAAAAATAGTATTTGTAGATTTATACGTTAAACTATATTGGTTTAAAGCGTTTTCTCTAACCCCACCTATTTGTGTTTCTCTTGTAATAGTAATAATACCATGTGAATAAAATACATTACCTATAATTGGTACATTTACATCTGTATTTTTAAATATACCTAAAAAACTAATAGTAGATGCTTCTACATCTATTTTTATTAAATAAAACGTAGTTTCGTTTTGTAATAATAATATACCATTCTCAACATCTAATCCAGCTCCTGTTATATAATCAACCAAATATGTTTTTATAATAGCATTATCTGCATCTATAAACCAAAATTCTCTACTTTCAATATCCATTTTTATAAAAGTATATGAACTATAATTTGATATTAAATTACCATAACCATCATCATAAATTTCTTCATTACCTGCATTTATTAAATTTTGTAAATAAATTGAATTTGGTTTTATTTCTTCTCCAAATGCTTTTTGTGGTATTTCTAAAACTAATGCTCTATCTTTTAAAGAACGTTGTTTAGCCGTTTCTAACGTATTATATCTTGGTTTAAATGTACCATATGAAGTAAATGGATTTAATGAATTATCACCATTATAATACATAGTTTTTATTCTATGATATAACGCTTTTCTTTCCAATATAGTAGAATCGGTATATCCCAAATCATTTGAATCTTCTGCAATTGATGCAGTATAATCCACCTTAGTTGGAGTAAATGTTTTATAAACCTTAAATGGTCTAAAATTAATATCTGATTTTGGAATGTGTTTTAACATAATCTATTATAAATATCTTATAAAACAAAAACCCAACTTTTTTAAGGTTGGGTTCTTAATTTAAGTGTTTGGTTTTTGTCCTACGATACTCCCAAACAAATATTTTTTATTAGAAATCTAATTTAACTTTCAATAATAATTCTTTACTGAAAGATTTAGCAATTGGTTGAGATGTTTTAGCAACTGCAATCATTTCGTTTGCATCGTTAAATAAACCAACTGTTGTAATATAAGTTAAAGGGTCTGTTGTAAATGTAGGTTGTGTCATTGAACCAGTTGCATCAGTATAAGTAGGGTTATTAGAAAAATTAAATTCTCTATTATTAACTCTTACAAAATAATGTGCAGTTGATACGTTTTCAATTCTTCTTGCTTCAAAATCAGCACCTGTTTTAATTACATTAAATAATCTAATTGAATCATATGAATCCATCGCTGAACCAGATGGTGTAATGTTTTGTGCACCTAATGTAGAAGCTAATGCTTTTGGATTAAATACTAAGATACCATAATCTGGATAAAATTTACCAAAACCTTGTCCGTTAGATGCCGTATATGTATTAATTGAAGCCGTAACATTTGAACCTAAGTTTAATGTACCATTTACAATATTGTACTCATTTGTACCACCATTTGTTGTATTAAATTTTTCACCACTTTCATCGATAAATGTAAAAGAACCGCTAGTACCAGTCAAAGTAATTTGCCAGTTTCCAGCATCCATTCTTTCTCTATAATTAGAACGAGCTACATTAATTATATAAATTTCATCTGAGGAATATCCATCAGGTGTACTACCTGAATAAAAATGAAAATGATTTTCTGCAGTATCAGTTAATAAAGCTCTATATTGAAAATATGTAGCTTTAGTTGCAAATGTTGTATTTGAATTATTTGTATATGTAGCAGAACCACTTCCACTAATATGTCCATACGCTACTGAAAATTCAACAGGTGCGGTAGATGCAGTTGATGCATATACATTATAATAATAATTAGCAGTTGTTGCACCAATACCACCTGCAATTGATGCATTAGAACTTGTAAAGAAAGTATTTAAACTTCCACTACCATTACTCCATAATCCAGTTGTTACAATTTCATTTTTAGCAGGAACTACATCTGTTGTATTAAATTGTTTATATACTGAGTTTGTAGTAGTACCCGTTTCCATCACTAACTTTTCACCAGTTGTAAGGTAGTTATTAATGATAGCTGCTAATTGAGTTGTATCTAATGTTCCATTAGCATTTTGCTTTTGTAAGTTTAGATACGTTGCTAAATCGTTTGTTAATTGTGTACCGGTATTTGAACCTAAAGTTGCCATATTCGTTGTTTATTATTTTATCCAGCTACATAAGTAACAGTTACAGGAATAGTAATACTACCACCTGTTTCGTTACCAAATATAGTTAAAGTTGTTGTTAATTTTGAAGTTAATGAACTATTAGGAATGAAAGTAAATGTCATACCTTTAACTACCTCTGCAGTTGCAGTTACACTATTTGTAAATGTAGTTGAAGTTGTTGTTACATTTGCTAAACCTTCACCAACGATAGTACCTGCATTCTTATTACCTAAAACCGCAGTATATCCACCATTCTTATTCCCTGCTGGAGATGTAGAAGGTGTAATTGGATATTGTCCACCTGTTGTTTTTGCATCAATCATAGTAACATTAATAGAAACTACCGGTAATTTTATTGTTCCTTTTGGTAAAGTTACTAATTTATATTTTAACGCTTGGGTTTCATCAGGTGATGCTTCTAAAATTGGAGTTTTTAAAATTGCATTATCATAAAACGCAGAACCTTTTGGATGTCCCGGATCATATAATTCGTAATCAATTTCATCATCACCTAATGCAAATTGTGAAATGTTTAATGGTTGACCAGCTGCTAATTTCTCTCTACCTTTTTTAGTAAGGATAGCATCGACTGTAATTGTTGTGTTATCTAAGTATGCCATAGTTTGTTTATTATTCTTTTATAAATATATAAAATATTTTTTTGTTACATTATTTTTAGTCAACTTCTAATATTGGTTCATTACTACTTCTACCTTGAGCGGTTACCCTTAATGTAGTAGGATTAGTTGTAAATGTTTCTACCGGTGATTTACCATCTATTGTAGTAAAAGAACTAGTTACTCCATTTGCTATATAAGATGTATTTTTACTTCCTCTATAAAATAAATTTTGAGTACCAGTATGTTTTTCTCCTTTATAAATATAATGAGATGGTAAATATCCACTTGCAGTTTGTATTGCTATAATGTTTCCACCAATTTGTAATCCAACACTCGCACTAAAATCTTGAACTATTAATTCTTGTGAATATGATGATGTTACTACATTTGCTTCACTACCACTTATACCATTTGTAGCCAATTGAGTAAGAATCGTATTTTTTTTTGTTACTACAAATGCTCTTACCCCCTTTGATTTAAATGTGCCATTCTCTTCGTAAAAATGTTTACCATACCCATTTGTAAAATATGTATTAAATCCATAATTAATGTAGTTATCATCCATACCAACAATTTGCCCGGCATTCATTAAATCAAATTCAGTTGTTATAGTACTAGCATTTCTACGATAATCAATTTCACCATTATATGTTTCCCATTCACCACCTGCCACATTTGCTAAATTATTATCAATTGTAACTTCATATGATAAATCATTTGCACTAAAATTATAAGTTTCAGTTGCATCTAAATTTGCATTTAATGTTTCATTTATACCACTAATGTTTTCAATAGAAGCAGTTAAATTTAAATTAGCTTCTTTATAATCAAATGTAGAACTTAAATCTGTAATTTGTGTTTCTGTTACTACGCCCTCTAAACTTTCAGCCTTTGCTTCTGGTCTATTTATTTTAATTCTATTTCTTTCTAATAAATGCGGTGCTATTAAAAGACCTGTTGTAGCTATTGCTCTAGCTGGTAACATTTCTTTTAGATTAACAAATAAAGATTTATCGTAAAATTTAATTAAACGAATAAACTCATATAAATTTCTTTCACCTACTCTTTCAAAATAATAATTTCTTAAATCATCCAATTCGGGATAATTTGTATACCCATATTCATATTGAGGGTCACCTATAAAATCATCAAATGATTCACCACCTAATGATTTTGCAATATCTAAATCTAAATCTTTATTAGGTGAGAAAAATAAACCAACTCTATTAGAATCCTGTGGAGCCGTTTCAAATGATTTTTTAGTTGAACGATGTAATGGTGATAAATTAGATGTTAAAGTTTGTGATTCTAATCTTACTTTGTTTGTATAATATCTACTTGCACCTGTATTTGGTATTGTTAATGCTACTTCTCTTTCCAATACTTCATAGTTGTATGGATAAGACCCAATTGTTGTAAATCCACTTACATTAACTGAATCAATATAAGATAAATTTGGTGCTACGTTATTAATAGATGATGTTGTAAATAAGTTTTGTGGTCTTTCAAAATCTAATCTTAATAATAAATCTTCGGTAGAACTATGCAAATGATTACCATTAATAGCTTCCGGCATTATTACGTGATTATTAAATACACTTTCACTTAAATTAGTTTCCCATAATCTAAATTCTTCTAAATGTCCTTTAAACCCGGTGAATTTTAATATAGTTGTATTTTCATAGTTACTATCTGTAATATTTTTTATCCACTCTCCACTTTGTATTATTCTATCTTTATCGTTTGTTTTAGCATATACTTTAACTGAACTACCACTTTTATTAAGCAATATACTATGATAGTTTCCATCGTAAAACGGATAACTTGAATTTACTGAACTACCATTTACTCTAATATAACCATATTTACTACCAATAACAGAAGATGCGGTATCTTTTATTATTTCTAATTTAAAATCACCACTACCTGTTAATAATGTATAATTTTCAAAATCGTTTGGTTTAAATTTAAATTCAATAGATTGTGGTTTAGGTGTACCGGTAAATGGTATATTTAAACTTGCAC